TTGCTTGGAACCCGATCAAACCGATGATTTTCTAGCCGACCCTGTATGTGATAGCTGTTGGCGGGACTTTGGAGAGCCGGTTAGAGAGTTTCTACCCGCCCTGCTCGACGAGATCGAAGCCCTCCGCACTTTCCGCGACCGCGTGAACGCCTACGTCATCCCCGGCGTGGCGGATACCGGCGAGGCGATTCAGCGGATCGTGGCGGAGCACGCGAGGTATCGGGAGGCGTTGGAAGAAATCGCAAGTGGCAATGGCGACCGCTATTACGCGAAGTCGGTCGCGCAAGAGGCGCTTTATCATGAGCTTTAGTATGGGCGCTTGGAGATAAAAAAGTTTCGTTCATGGCTCGTAAGAGCTGCCAGCACCCGAGCTGGTAGGTAACATGAACGAGAAGACGCGTGGGTGTCTCGCAAGAGATGTATGAGCAGGGACGAGCGTTCCGGCCCACGCGTTTTATTAAACAATGGAGTTGAGTACGAAAATAGCTAGAGAGGCATTGGGAATAAAATGAGTAACGAGGCCGTCGATATTAAACAGGATCAAGAGCATATATTAACTGTGGGGGAATTAATAAACCTTCTCTCCGCGCTCCCTATGGATGCCAAGGTTTCGCACGAGGGGTGCGATTGTTACGGGGAAGCTAAATCAGTGGAATACGACGAAAGGTCTAATACGGTTCTGATTACAAGAAATGAATGAGTTTCGTTCATGCGGCGAGAGCTGTGCGCGGTTTGCCGCGTTTTTCACATGAACGATAACCGCGCAGGTGCCATGTGATCGGATTGCATGGCTTAAATGCTGACGTTAGTAACGAGCGGCCTGCGCGGATTTTTAATTGGAGGAGATGTAGAAATGATAGGCGTTGATAGTTTAAGAGATGATCTTTTAAATAGTGTTTTAAAACAGAAAGAGAAAATAATCCTAGACCAACTGGGCGATCTCGTGGGGAAAGGGTTACTCGTCATTGAGGAAACCCAACCCGTTCTTGTTCAAACCCACGGACCCGGTTTCAACATAGAGTTAAGACAGGCGGTGCGGCTAGTGCTGAAAGAGCACGAGTACGTCAAGAAACTTGAGGACGAGAATGCACGCATGGCCGAGCAGATTCAAACGCTTAAGGGGATCTTAAAATGAGCATTTGGTTTAAAGTAGCGGCGACCCTCGGGGTATTGTTTGTCACGGGTGTGAGCATAGGTTCATTCGGTGCTGCGATTGAAAACAAAACAGTGGAAACATCGGGAACCACGATGATGGCGGCTTCACTCGTGGGGCTTGCATTGAATCTACTGGTATGGACGTTAGTCCAGATATGGGGTCATTGATGGCTAAGCTAGTACTGCATAAAGAGCGTAAACATTTTATGGTTCCAGGTGGGTTGGAGGTGACCAACTGCGGGAAGAATAGGATTTACTACGGGCCAGACATAAACAAACCGGATGGATTTATTGAGCCAGGAGAAACCAAGGTAGTGCGTAAAACCTATGACGTGTGGTGCCCTGACCCTTCTGGATCCGAGATGAGAATATTGGAGCAAGAATGACCGACGCAATCAATTCACCAGCACACTACGTCAAAGGGAAAATAGAAGTCATCGAGGCAATCGAAGACTGGGGATTAAATTACCATCGCGGTAACTGCATTAAATACATTGCTCGTGCCGGAAAGAAGGACGCCACGAAGGAAATTGAGGATCTCGGCAAGGCCAAGTGGTATCTGGAGCGTGAGATCGAACGCTTGCAGGCGGTGAAGGAAGGCCGCGATCCGGTGCGACCTAACGATATGAATCCAAAGCCTACTAACCCGTCCGTCAGATTTTTTTGTGCATGTGGACACACAACTTTTTCCATAAATAAAACAGGTCGATGCTCGAATGAGGCTTGCGGTTACGTGCTGTTCACTCCTGGGCAGAATATGTCGGGACAGACTATAGAGGTACAGGCATGAGCGAAGTCACCCTATGGGACCACCAGAAGCGCGCCGTTAGGTTGGCTTTAGAGAACGGCGACCACTACGGTTTGTTCTTTGAAGCGGGTACTGGCAAGACTGGCGCGATGATCCATGTCCTGCGTGCGCTCTACAACTCTAGAAAACGCATCATGAACACGCTGATTTTAGCCCCATCAGTCGTGTGTCACAATTGGGTGGATGAGATTGCTCTACATTCGGATATCCCCAAACACAAAATTAGGGTTTTACTAAAGTCGGGGGCCAGTCGGATTAAGAGCGTGGGAGATCCCCGATCCCCTATCCTCATAACCAACTACGAATCACTACAGATGAAAGCGTTGCAGGAGAAGCTGGCGGCATGGCCTGTGGAAGTATTCGTATGCGACGAAAGCCAGAAGATTAAAAACCCTACAGGAGTACGGGCCAAGGCTGCGATGGCACTAGCTCGCATAGCTACCCATCGGTACATCATGACTGGTAGTCCCGTACTCAATTCGCCCATGGACTTGTTCTCACAGTTCTGCGTGCTCGACCGTGGGCAAACATTTGGTGGCAACTTCTTCGCTTTCCGCGCCAGGTACTTCTACGACGCTAACGCGAGTATGCCAAAGCATATCCACTTCCCCAACTGGAAGCTGAGGATGGGGGCAGAAGGGGAGATATCCCGAGCCGTTGCATCCAAGACATTCAGCATCAAAAAGGCCAACTGTCTAGACCTTCCTCCCCTGGTTAAGAAAGTCGTGCGTGTCCCCATGTCCCCTTCCCAGGCGAAGCTATACGAGGAAATGAAGCAGCACTTCCTAGCCTATGTGGGCGGTAAGGTCTGCGTGACGAGTATCGCGCTGACTAAAGCTCTGCGTATGCAACAGATACTCAGCGGCCACCTTCCCATGGAAGATGGCACCATGCACCGGATAGAGGATAACCCCAGGGCCAAGACACTAGAGGAACTTCTGGAGATTTACGCCGAGACAAGCAAGGTCATCGTGTGGGCGGTGTGGAAAGAAGACTACGTTGTTATCCGTAAGGCCATGGCGAACCTTGGCCTAAAGCATGCGGAGCTAACGGGGGAAACGAAGACCGAGGATAGGCGGGAAAACATCAAGGCGTTCAACACCGACCCCGAGGTGCGCGTGCTACTGGGCAACCCCAGTGCGGGAGGTATCGGGATCAACCTCACGGCGGCAAGTGTGGCGATTTTCTACAGCCGCACCTTCTCCCTGGAATCTGAAATACAAGCCGAGGCGCGTAACTACAGGGGAGGGAGTGAAGTCCATTCTTCAATACTGCGCATTGACCTAGTTTCCCCAGGCACCATCGACGAGATCATTCAACAAGCTCTGTCTAATAAACAGGACATGGGGGAACGGTTGATCTCCAACATCACCCGAAAGCTCGCGGAAGAAAATAATTGCCCCGCCCAAAAATAGTACTAGCAAACAATTAAAATATCATGTACGCATCAACACGAGGTATGATCCTCGTGAACAACGAAAGAAGGAAATGAAATGGAAACACAGGCACAGACGCAAACGGGGGCAACTACATTGCCCATCCCCCAAATAGTGGGGGAGCAGATGGCGTGGGATGCCACACCGCCTACAAGCTCCATCACGGTGACGGAGCTTGAGGTGATCGGTAAGGTGATTCGCGACAAGCGAATGGAGATCGACGAGTTATCTAGGCAGAAGAAAGAGAAGGAAGCCGAGCTAAACGCTACGGAAAACAAGATGCTAGAGGCACTACACGAGCTAGGTCGTACAGACTTTAAGCTCGTCGATGGCACCTCGATCTATATTCACCGCAGGCTTTCCTACACCATGCCTAAGACCCCTGAAGATAGGATTCTGTTCTTCAACCATCTTAAGTCTAAGGGACTGTTTGAATCGCTGGTAACGGTTCATCACGTTACGATGAACGCATATTGCAAAGCAGATAGGGAAGCCTACGTCGCCAAGGGTGTACTGCCCGAGCCGATCCCAGGTATTTCCGATCCAACCGAAATGGAATCAATCGCAGTACGAAGGAGCACAAAATGAACGAGGTAACAGTGTCTAAGAATGAAGTAGTGGGAGTGTCCGACAACGAAGTAGCTCTAGTGGGTGATGGGTCATGGGGGTCAGAGGGTGTAGATAGCACAGACATTCTTATCCCAAAGCTCCTACTCATGCAGGGCCAGTCAACTTTCGTCGCCGAGGGCAGGGCTTCTGTGGGTGAGATCGTCAACTCCGTCACAGGAGAAATACTAGGTGGGAAGACTAAGGGGGTGGACGTTGTCCCCTTCTTCAGCACGAAAAGCTGGATTTACATGGAGAAGAGAGGGGAGAAGTACGAGTACGTTAGGGCCGAGCCGTACACCGCAGCGAACGCCGATAGGGCAATTGATGGTATTAGTCCAGATGGCACAGCGTTTAGGTACGATAGGTCGCTGAACTTCTACGCTCTAGTGGCGGCAGAGGCGACGAATGCCGACGCACTCCCCATCCTCTTGTCGTTTCGTCGAACGTCCTACACAGCGGGGAAGAAGATCGCTACGTTCTTCAAACAGTGCGAGATGCTGAAGCTTCCGCCTGCTAGCAGGGTACTCACGTTGACATCTTCTTCACAGAAGAACGATTTGGGTACGTTCGCGGTGTTTGAGGTAGCCAGCGGCAGGGCCACGACGAGCGCGGAAGTGTCTGGTGCCTTTAGGTGGTATAGTGCAATCAAAAAAGGTATGCACAAAGTTGACGATTCGGACTTGAAGGAACAGGTTTCTGAAACGGTGGATTCAACTACACCGTTCTAACAAGCTGGTGCGCGGGTGGGTTTTCGGTTGTTTTCCCACCCGCGTGCCTTTAACAAAAGGAGGCGTTATGCCAATGAAATCAGGAAAGAGCAAGGAAGCGTATCCCGCAGGTATGAAGTCGGGGAAACCTCAGAAGCAGGCGGCTGATATGGCCTACCCCAAGCCTGACATGAAGCAGAAGCCGAAGAAGCCTGCCGTTAAGAGCGTGGCTGACCTCAGGGCTATTGCGAAGAAAAAGGGGATTTAGATGCCAGCGAAAAAGGGTACTCGGAAAGATACTCTCTACGTTTACATTCCTCTTGGGCTGAAGGATTCCTTAAAGCATGAGGCGTTAGCGCGCAGTGTTTCCCTCTCCGCTTTAGTAGCCAGCTACATTATGGAGCAGCATGATAGTTACACCGCAAAGTCTCGATCGGATCATAGGAAAGCTCTCAAGTAAGACTGTCTTAGCTATCGACACTGAAACGACTGGGTTGTACCCCGACAGAGGGGATAGGCTTTTCTCCGTAGCCATTTCGGACGGGGAGGAAACCTATTACTTCAACTTCAACCCCGCGACTGAGGCGTCGTATGCCAATACTGTCATACCCCGTACGGAGTTGTACAAGTTCCAGATGCTTTTCGGTGATGAACGCATCACCTGGATAATGCACAACGCGAAGTTCGATATGGGCATGTTCCTCGCTGATGGCCTTAGCTTTACTGGTCGTGTTTGGGACACTGAGGTGGGTGCGCGCATCGAGAACAATTCCCATCTCGCCTACTCGCTCGCTAGTTGTGGGGCCAGGATAGGTATTGAAAAGAGCAACGAGGTGGAGAAGTACATTGAGGCCAACGGGCTACACACATCGGTCTTCATCCCTGGAAAGAAAACCATGGGGCAGAAGAAATACTTTCACCGCGTACCTTTCGACATTATCTCACGCTACGCCGAGCAAGACGTTAGGGTGACGTTTGCTCTCTACAGGCACCAACGCGACTTCATACTGAGTGATGCAGCTAAAAGCCCAGGGCGCAATGCGATGATGGTGATGGACCTTGAATCCAAGGTGACGAAGGTCTGCTTCAACATGGAGAGGAAAGGCGTTCGTATCGACAAGGGGTATTGCTCCCAGGTGATTCCCCATGAGCAGGATAAGATCGTAAAGCTGACCCAAGAGTATAGCAGAATCTCAGGTATAGAATTCGCCGACTCAAACAAAGAGCTAGAAAATGTTTTCATCAAACTAGGTGTACCGATCAAACAGACCAAGAAGGGCAACCCCTCTTTCACCGATCAAAACCTTGAGTTGATCGACCACCCCATCGCCAAGGTTATCCAAGATATCCGTACCGCGACTAAACGCCTGACCTTCTTCCATACCCTGCTGTGGATGGCAGATAGGGAGGGTGTGATCCATGCCAATATCCGGCAAGCGGGTACGGCTACGGGGAGGGTAAGCATTACCGAGCCTAACCTTCAACAACTACCGAGTAAGGAAACGTGTGAGTTCCCCGTTCGCCGAGCGTTGATCCCCCGTGATGGCTACTCTTTCACCATGATCGACTACGACCAGATGGAGTTTAAGCTACTGCTGGACTACATAGGCGATATGAACATAATCGGCAAAGTATTGGGTGGGCTTGACGTTCACCAAGCCACCGCCGATCCCGTGGGGATTACTCGCGACCAGGCCAAGACAACGAACTTTGCCATCATCTACGGGAGCGGGATTGCTCTCCTCGCCAAGAACCTGGGTAAGACCTACGCGCAGGCTAAGGCAATCAAAGAGGCAGTTCTCGATTCTGCCCCATCCATGCGTAGGTTTATCAACGCGGTATCAACTAGCATCACCTACCGAAGCGACCATACGATCCGCAACTGGTTAGGCAGACCATACCGATACCCCGATACCGACTTCGCCTACAGGGGATTGAACCACTTGATCCAAGGTGGGTGTGCTGATGCTATGAAGATAGCCATGGTTGCGGTGGATGCCTACCTAGCGGGGAAGAAATCCAACCTACTCATACAGGTACACGACGAGCTACTGATTGAGGTGCATCATTCGGAGCCTGAAGTACCCGCTCGCGTGCGGGAGATCATGTCTTCCGCGTACAAGAGCAGACACCTCCCCCTCACCTGTAGCGTCGAGTATTCTAGCCGTAACTGGTTTGACAAAGAAGAGCAGGCGGCGGCATGAGCAGGCAGCCCGAGGCGCGGTTCTACGCTAGGATAAAGCCCGTTCTGGAAGCTCTCCCCAACTGCCACATGTACCGCATCACCCAGGTATCGGTGCGGGGAACGCCTGATATCCTCATGTGCCTGAACGGATTTTTCGTTTCCCTCGAATTAAAGAGATCCGTGGGAGCCAAAACCACGAAGCTCCAGGCGAGAAACTTATTCCTAGATCATGTGTGTGGTGGGTATTCTGCCGTTGCCTACCCCGAGAACTGGCACTACATTCTGGCTGACCTACATAGAATAGCGACTACAAACAAAGAGGAGACAATCGAATGGTTAAGATCGCGTATCAGGACTTGAACGACCCCAGGTTTATTCGTGGGCTTCAGAAGCTCGCGCAGGCAAAGGGTGGGTTTTCCCCGAAAACGTCGTATGCACTTGGGAAGATTTGCTCGAAGGTAGACAAAGAGATCGCCTTAGCCGCCGAGCTTTACCACAAGATTGCCCTTAAACACGCCATACTTAACGAAGACGGAAGTGTGAAGCGGGACGCAGATGGCAGGCTTGAAATCAAGGAAGACGCCAAGGAAGCCTTCGGAAAAGACTTTATCGAGTGGCAGGGTATTGTTGTTGAGATCGACCGTGACCCGCTCGAACTGAGCAAGCTCGACGGTGCCAGTGTTCTCCCTGAGGAGATCATGGCCCTTGAGTGCATCATCGACCCCGAGAAGTAGACTAGCCCAACTCCATACCGCGGCGACGGAGATCATCTAGGGATAAATAGCTAATCTAACCGCTTGTCTCTAACAGTTTCCGTTTTTTCTTTATGTCATCTAATGTTTTAGGTTTGCTGTTAGCGGGAATATCTTTTCTTAGAATGTCTCTTTCTTTTTTCGACTTCGTGTAAACTTCTTTTTCCGCTGCGGAGAGAGACTTTCCTTCTGTTTCTAAATCCGCTTCGCCTGGGAATCCTTCATTGCGCTTCTTCCTCTCTTGCACCATTTGAAGTTTCCTTTTGCGTCTTTCTCCCATTTCAATGGCTTCACGAAATTCTTCCCTTTCGGCGGGGTCTTCATTCATCAAAAATAACTCTTTGTCTCCTTTAAACAACCCATGTCTGAACTTTTCGAGGATATGTTGTTTCTCCATTTCTGGAGTAATATCTGATTCATTCAACATTTCGATATGTTTTAACTCTTCTGGAGTAGCAGGACTCACATCCACTCCCTCTAAAGCTGGACTTCTGCTTTTTTGATGCGATTTTTTATACTGCTGTGCCCAGAATGGCATTTTAGTACCCCATGTCCTTTCTGAGCTTGTCTCGCTCCATTTCGCGTTCTCGGATACGCATATCGTCTAAGGTCCGAGGAATTGCAGGCGAGCGTCCCCTACCCTTCCCCATGAGGTACATTTTGCTCTCCACATCTTTCCTCTCAGCTTCGCGCTGATCTATGGCATCCTCTTCGGCTTTGTGCTGGCGATCTGATTCGATGCGGTAGTCGTGCTCTATGGCATCACGCTCCATCAATCTCTCCTCTACGCGGCCTTCCATGGCGGGGTCTTCCCCGTGGGCCTTGATCCTGGCATGAACTTCCTGAGCCGAACTCGGCGTTTTGCTCTCCGGCACACCCTCCATGATCCGCTTCGCCTCGGGTGACAGCGTGCTTAAGTCCATGGGTTCGTGGGCTTCCGCACCCATCTCGCCGAGTACGCCTACCTGATGCCCTGCAGGCATCTGCGCCTGGGGCTGTTCCGAGACTTCGGGTGGGCCGTATAGCTCCTGGGGACCATACGCCTCACTCGCGGCTGGCTTCTGCATCATCTGCTTGTACATCTGCATCCAAGCTGGTGTCATCGCCATACTCAGTCCTCCGCCTGTATTCGCGCTTCGAGCGCCTTGTCTTCGGCGTCGTCGTTTAGGTCGTCATCTTCGTGCTCAACCGTGGGTTGTTTCTGGTCCACCAGACGATTGTACGCCGACTTGAGGTCGGAGATATCGGAGATCGCCTTTTTCTGCTTTGACGCCAGCTTGGTGACGAGCTTCATTAGCTCGCCGTCGTGCCGGATCTCCTGGGCGCGAATCAGTGTTCTAAGCGCGTCTTCAACCTGCCAGTCATCGAGCTTCTTTTTTGGTTCGCCTGCGGCGACGGTGATCTTCATTTTTTGCTCTCCTTGGGTAGTCTATACCTGCCCGAGCGTGGTTGCTGCTGCTCTTTTTCCTGCGTCTTGTACAGTTCTTCGTAGGGGTTTACGCTCTCAACGTGTGGACGCGCCGTAGCACGAATTACCTGGTCAAGACCTACGCCTAGACGTTGTTTGCCCAACGCACCCGCAGTTTTCCCTAAATACGTTTTTCCCCTCGGAGTGGCTAGCGCGGCTGCTGTTCCACCAGCAGCTAGAGCCAAGGGTACGTTCCCACTCGAACCGTAGTAGGTACTCCCAGCCGTCCCTAACCCCACCATCGTAGGCAGCTTTGCCGCCTCATATCTATTGATGATTGACCCTGTACCAGCTGCTTGGTCAATATCCTGAAGAAAACCCTCTTTGCCGGAGAGTAGAATACTCTGTTCGTGGTTTGTATCGTGAAGGCGTTTTGCTTCCTTTGGGGAAATGTATTCCGCCGTTGTTCTCTCAATTTCCTTTCTATGCCCATAGGCTTGGGCCTTGTGCATTTGTGTTTCCAGGCTCTCCGCTGGCTTAGCAGCCACTCCTGGTGGGTACGATTTTTGCGCTAGTTTCTGTAGGGTTTTCTTAGTTTCATTTGCGTCTAAGATAGGCTGGCGAACTACAGATGGCCCTTTACCCTTTTTCCACATCATTTCGAGCGAAGGCGCGTCTAATCTTTCGTAGGCGTCATCTAGCTGTGTGTATAGTGCCCCCAACTCTTCATCGACAGCATCCCCGTAGTCTGGCATACCCTCCGTTTTTGGTATCCGCTTTCTTGCGTATGCTGTTGCTCTTTTCTCCGCGTCAACTATTTGCTCTGTAAGCTCTGGGAATGGATCTCCAAACTCAGTATCCATTTGCTTGAGCAGCCTCTCTGCGTCTGACCTCAATTTTGGATTTCGCATCGCTTGGTAGAGTACTACTCGTGCTTCTTTATTGGCGTGTGGTACGCTTATTTTAGCCTCGCCTCTGGTGGCGGCATGTACATCACTAAGTATTCTGGTAACCTCGTCGTTATTCCGTGTAATAAGGTCTTCGTACATCTGAGCTTGGCGAACCTTCCCACCCATGACGTTGTACTTACTGAGTATATCGGTAACAGGTCGCTCTCCCAAACTCGGTAAAACCTTTCTAGTAGTTCCCTTCCCCGCCTCAAGTGCTGCCCGATCCGCGCTGGGGAAGTTGTACGACCATTTATTTACGGCTTGTAGAAGTCGCTGAGTGGGACTGGACGCTATGTCTACACCTGCCTGTACCCCCTTACCAGCTGTGCGCAGCCCCCATAATTTTTCACCCAGTTCCTTGGCCCCTGGAATTTTACCCACAGTACCCAGCAGTTTGCGTGCAGTTCCCTGTGGTGCCCCCAGCAAATCAATTCCAAACGCGGCAGCACTACGCGGGTTGATATCCTTCAGCATACCCTCGCTTGTGGGGATCATGTGTTTGAGCGGCAACGGATCAAGTAATTCCATGTCTTCCACTTGCTCAGGTGTCCAGAGGAATTGCCCAAGCTTGGGTTCAGTGGGGATTTCAGCTGCTTCGGCAATTTCCTCACCACCTGGCGCGTGTTCAGTAGTTCGCGGATCGTACCCGCGTGCAAACTCACTCGTCGGTATTTTGCCTGGGGCTAGTATAGCTGCTGCTCCAGCGCGTACTGCTGGCCCGTAAGAGGCTGCGTCCATCACTTTGAACACGCCCTCAAGTATCGAATTCTCGTGGCCCTCGGGAATCTCGAACTCTTCCTTTAGCTCATTGGTATACTCTCTAATTGTTTCCATACGCAGCTTTAAGTCATTTGGATCTGGGTATCTCTCCGGTGCTTCAGTAATCTCTCGGCGCAATTCCGCGTCTATGCTTTCCGGCAGCGGAGGTTTCTTCTCACCAGACATACTATTTAACCGTTCCTATTTTTTTCTTCTCTTCCATGCGCTTGTCGATCTTCTCTTTTGTCGTAATAGGTATCTTTTTCAGCGTACTTTCATATCTTTTTATTTCAGACTCAAGAAGTTGTTTTGGATTTCTGAGGTTATACCTACCCGTGTCGCTCAGTATGTTGCCAGCTTCATCATGTAGCTTGGACAGCCTGCGCTTATAGTCATCTTTGGCAAACTCAATAACAAGTGCGCGTGCACCAGCATCTAACTTCCCACTCACAATAGATGCCCATAATTGTTTCCATTGCCCAGGCAGGGATTCATCGACTGAAGTGTTTTCCTGCTCTTTGTTCATCGGGCCTGTGTCGCCAAGTACAGATTTAACAATGTAGTTTCTAATCGCAGGTAGTTCCAGTTTGCTACTTGGCTGCGTCAGAATAGTTCCTGCGGCTTCCATCGCTTTTCTGTCCAATTCAGTATTTGTGTTAAACCTCTTCAAAAGTTTTTCGCGTTCTTCCGCCTCTTCTTTTCTGTTATCCCCTTGAACCTTCGGATCGACTGGCTTTGAAGCTAACCTGATTGCTTCCGCCATGGTCTGCGTAAGTGTGGATGTACCCTCCGATTTTATGTCGCGTTCGTACTCTCTCTTCAGATTCATTAGCTTAATCGAATTCTCAGTGGCGTTACTGAGAACTGCTTTCTTGAGCATTGCCATTTTCTCAGGCGTTAATGCGTTTCCGCTCTTAGCCGCTTTGTACACATCGGGGAGGGAACTACCCTGAAATCCACCCCACTGAGCCGCGAAGAGTCCAATGGCAGGAGCCAGGTCTATGCCTGGTTTCATCTTGCCTAGCTCTCTGGCGTAATCACGATCTTCCTTGATACTGTCCTCTAGTTCGCGCATTCCAGGCAACTCGCCCACAAATTTGTTAATTTCCCTGTGCCCTGGTAGTGCCCTTTGGGGATCTCTTAGCGCAGGCGAAGTGTCCTCTTTGAGTACTGTGTCCTGCTTTAGAGATGACTCGCCTTCTAATCCCTTACCTTGAGCTTGAGTGACAAAATCTTCTCCGCCTGCGGGTAGTGCTAGTGCTGCCGGATCTCGTCCAAGCTCGCCATACGACTGAGATGGTGCAGTTACGCCAAGTGCAGCCTCGCCTGCGGGTTGTCTGCCTAAATCTTCGCCGTAGGATGGGGCTTGGGCTTCAAGCGCCATCTTCCGCCGCAGAAGCTCCAGGTAAGCAGGGACCATGGGCATTAGGGTCTTGCTCCCTGATCCGGCGCCCGCCGCTGCATTAACCATTCCCACTCTTCCTGACTAATTCCTGCAGGCGGTGCCGCCGCTCCTGCCTCCGGTGCGGGAGCCTCTGGGCCGCCACCCTCTGCCACCTTCTTCTCCAGCAGTTGCGTCCAAGCCCCCTGCTGCTGTAGGCCCATACCAGCCTGAGCGCCGCCCATGGCCCCGCCCAAGGCTTCGGGAAGGATGCCGGGTGCACCTTGGTATTGCTCAAACGATCGGTCGGTGAGCGCACGTCCCATGGCTACCTGTCCTGCATAGCGGTTCATCTTCTCCGCCTGCTTCTGCTTCTGGTACGCGCTCAGGCCACCGGAGATTGCCCCGATTCCTGCCCCGATCCCTGCAACTGCTGCTAATGGTAACGGCATGTCTTATCCTCCGAATACTCTGTCCCAAAGACCCTTTTTCTTGTTGAGTTCCGCCATCGCGTTCCGCTCTTCCTGACCAGCAAACAACTTGTTTTGCTGCCCAAGCCCGAACTGTCGTGACTGTTCTTCTTGAGCAGATCGATTCTTCATCGTGCCAATATCGAATTCCCTGACACGCATTTCATTCGCCGCGTTCTGCTGCTGCACCGCCGCCTGTTGGCGTGCGGCTTCACTCAGCGTGCTTATGCGCTTGTCTTCGGCTTGCATTCCGATACCCATGCGCGAGGTCAACCCCTGCCTGCCTAGATTCTGCTGTTCGAGTAAACCCTGCCTGCCGATCTGCGTGCCCAGGCGTTCGGCGGTGCCTCCACGTAGGCCGCCTTTGGCGGCCAGACCAGCACGGGCCTGAGCGGCCTGCGATGCCTGCTGCTGACCCAAGTTACCTAACTCCGTCGTCTGTTGCGTCTGCTGCTGCTTCAACGCCAGAGCTTCCCATGGGGTAAGCCCACTACTCCCCCGTTTTGTCCCCGCATAGAGATCTTCAAGTCCGGCTGGGTTGATCTTGTTGCTCCAGTCCCCGCCGATTCGCCACGCGTCCTGAAGTCCACCACCCTGCTGTGCCCATGGGGCTTGGTAGGCTTGGAACTGTGGAGGGGTACTCCCGCCACCGACGATTCCAGAAGGATCGGCGGAGCTATCCATTTTATCGTAGGCATTCACGCCTCGATACGCCAGGTTTGCCCCTTGCCCTATTGGCCCCCCAAAGATTCCAACAGCGGCCATCGCCTTATCTTCGTCAGAAATATCTTCTCCGCGTGCGTAGCGATACCCTGTGTAGTACGGGTCAGACTTTGCCATCTCCTTGCCAAACCCTACCGCTTTCCCACTGTCCTGCCCGAATGTTGCCATCCTAGTTGTGCTCCCTATACGAACTCACGTCCTGTTCAATCGTTGTGTCCCCATCGGGTTCCATCGAAGTAAGAGTGTCCACCATAAGCTGCCTCTGTTGCTCCAGGCTGTTTCGTGCTGCCTCTGTGTTTGGGTGCCCTTCTTTTTCATAACATCTCACCTTGACGTACTGATAGACGAAATTGATAAATTCGGGGATATCACAGGTATCCGCAGCTACCGCTAGGCGGTTGGCATTACGAAGATACCAGATGGTCACGTTCGTCGCTGAAGTCTCCTGTGCGGCGGGGAACAGCTTGATCTGCATACCCGCTGCCGCCGATGCGTTGATGATGAAGTAGCGATAGAAGCTTGTCCCACTGAACGTGTTAATCAGTGCTGCGTCTTCAAACTGGTCGTTGAAGCGCAAACGCCTGATGGGGAAAATCGTAGTCCCATCGGAGTAAACTAGGTTCCGAATCTTGTTCGCGTAGATGTTGGAGGGTAAGAGGTAGATACTGGTCCCTGCCACCAGAGCAATGCTTGCCGAGGTGAGAAAGTAGTCTTCGTAGAGGGTATGGATGACGGCTTCGGCTTCGTCGATGGCTTCGTTGATATAGCCCAACATCTCGTTGGAGGGAATAAATAGCTCTTCCTCAAGATCTAGGTCTTGTTCGATCTTAGCTACAATCTGCGTAAGCGTAGGATAGATCATTTAGACCCTATTTACCTCGTTGTAAGAACCCATGAAAAATCTTAACACGACTGCTGCCGTGACGGAAATGTCCAAAAACTCATTGGTAAAGAGGTCGAAATTGAACGTAGCCACCCCTGCTCCACGGCTAGAAGTCAGGATAACGTCCTTGGGTGTGAACGTCATGTTGTGTTTGAAACGGAAATTTGACACCGCTGCCGTAAATGGCAGTTCAACAAAGTTCCACTGACCCTTGAGGAACGCCTGCGCCCTGATCTCATCCTGAATACGGACAAAGTTCTCCTGTGTGTGCTCGTCATCAATCTCGCGTAGGAATAGGGACTTCATGTGTTCTCGCCTGTGTAGGTGGAATCGCTCTGGTACTCCTGCACGCTGTCGGAGATCGGTGCGTAGGCGACGGTAAACCCGAGGAGGTGGATCATCTCCGAGATGGGCTTCCCCTTGAGTTGCCACTTCTTCCCCGCCGCGAGGGATATGGCGTTTGAGGGGTCGTTAAACCGTACCTCGTTCCCATTAGGTGCGGCTATAATAGCTAGCTCCCGTGAGTAGTTGTCGCTCTCAAATGAAAGCGTCATCCCAATGGGGTTTGTAGGCCAGTCAAAGGTGACTCCATCGTCTAGGATCGCGCTCTTCGTCACGCCGGAGAACACCGATACAGAGGCAGTACCCCTGAAGTCCGACTTGGTAATGTACACATTTCCGTTCTTTAGAATGATCTGCTTATAAGCACACCTAAGACCACCGTGGGGGAAACGGCGCATCTCGTCGATGAATCCGGCGAATGCCCAGGTCTGATTTGGATCACCCCACTCGATATCGGGATCTCCCCACAAGAACAGTCTCCGCATCCTGATGGGGGCTAGAGCTTTCTGGCTTCTTCCGTCGTCGTTGACGCTCTCAATGCCGAGGGAGAGATTGGTTTCCCCCTTACACTTCACGTTGATCTTAGGCACCCACTTCCGCACGCTGTCTGTACCGAAGTTGGTAGCGGCTGACTTGAACTCGTAGTCAATCCGCTTGGGGAGCCATGACGTCGGCGTAACTATTGTGTCTACTTCCAGGTCTGCGGGGAGTAGGTCGTCGTGAACTAGAAGATAGCCGCGACGATCTGCTCGGACCAAAGAGCGATCCCTGATCGTCCCATCTGCATAGGTGAAAGGGAAAAACATAAGGCTAGTGGGAGCGAAGCTAGTCCCCCCGCTCCAGGTGGTAAAGGAGCTTTCTGGTCGAACTCCCCATCTAATATCCAATACATAGAGGGAATCTGCGTCTGGAGAAGAAACATCGGATTGCAAAGCCCAGTGTACACGGCGGAACTCGGGATCATAGGCTCCATAAAGTGCCTTCTTCTGTGCTGTTGTTTGAGTGATCGTTCGATATGTTGCATCAAAGTTCTCAGATATCTTCTGTATTTTGTATCCGTCTGTTACATAAAACCCATCTGTTCCAGCGAAGAATACTCCCTCAGGAGTCTGTACGATTGAGTTGTGGTTCAAACACCCCACAGGAACGGGGAGCTTCTGCGCGAATGCGCCTCCCCTCCCCAGTTCGTCGAAGGTTCCATCAATTCGGTAAACCGAAGCCTTGCAAAAGATAATGGGGGTATCCGCGTGGGAACCGATGCCCGTGATCTCGTCTTCAACATCGACGAAGAAACTCTCGGGACAGGCGTCGATATCTCCTGGCACGCTCTGCCTGACACGAAAGGCATAGGGTTCGTATACGGCCCCTACCTTCTCCAAGACGTTGGCGTACCAGGCCACGTCGTTGTTGACGTGGACGTACTTCGCAAAGGGAACGGGATCGTTATCGACCACACCCCCCTCGGTGTACATGAGCGGCTGGTTAGAAAGAATCGTAGACGTACCTACGATGCTGGAATCATCCCTGAAGTCATCGGTAAAAGTTGGGTACACCCCCGCGACTGCGGTGAGTGTGGTGAGAAAGTAGAAGGTTGCCCCACCGTCGATTGTGCGGAAAATCTTTACTTTGATGTTGGCCACGTCCCAATTGAGGGCAGGGGAAATGTAGGGGATTGCCGTGATGACCACCTGGGCGGCTGCATTCGTACCCGCATCCGTTATGTCCACGTTGCTCTGCGCCTGCTGCGCGTATACGGGACCGTTGTCTTCAAACGTAGTTCCGTCAACAGTATATGTGTAGAAATAGTGAAAGGCGTAGAGGTAGGTGTGTGCGGTGCCAGGAGTGTCTGGCGTGATCGTAACGCTCGCGGCGTAGTCGGTGACTTTTGGAAGACCAGCCGTCCTGATCTTCAGCGTCGTGTCGCCCGTTGCTTCCCTGTAAATCTTCACCGGACGATCCACTAGATTGTCCGTAGTCATGAGGGTGTGCTTGTTCCAGAACGCAGCCGAGCTACGGTTTGCCGTCGTGGCAGAGGGGAACGCGTTGGCCCCAGAGGGGCCAACCAAGTTGCTCCAGGCCGTAGCCGTGGTGTTGCGTTGGAAAACTTTGCTGGCACTCGCCGCGAGTGGAACGAGATAGTTGTCGTGCGAGGCCAGGAATCCAATGCGCTGGCCTGCGGTGATAATGTCGAAGTGCTTATTCCCAGGTGTTTCCGTGGAGGTGTTGAAGAGCACACTCCCCCCGCGTTGTTTCAGCTTCTTCTTGACCGTAATGAGGAAGTTGTCGGCTTCCTGATACTGCGAAAGCGGGGCATCGACGTAGTTGTCGGTTATGCCTCCGCTGAAGTCGTCAAAGTCGAGTCCCTGTAGTTGCATCATGTGGTGTAGAAAATCTTCATCGCCACCGGAGTATTGGTTGAAAGCTTGAACGTGGATGCCCCCGTTTTCTCAATGGAGAGGTCAAGAACCATGTCCGTCACCGGAGCCGCCGCACCCCGCACCTGGATATGTACGTCATCCACCACTAGGCCAGCAGGCATAGTAATCACTTTCTCGTAGTGACCGCTGCCTAGTGAGGTCCAACTCCCCGCTCCCGTGATGGAGGTGGTGTCCACTGCTGCCTGGGAAGATGCCGCCGAGAGACGGTTTGAGTCGCTGCCTGTATGCGCGTGATCGTTAAACGATTGGAATAGTTCTTCTAGGGCAGGCCAAAAAACTGCACCCTTGTCTCCTGTTACGGGTTTGTCCACGTTGGTTGGGGAAAGTGTAGTCGCCATAATACCTCCGTAGTCGCAGTATAGTTCTGTTCGTTCGAGAAGACTAGCGCGCTAGACGCTGCTCAATTCGCTCTAAAATACGTGTTTGAAGCTCCATATTCAGGGTTAATTTGTATATCGCCTGCTCCATTTCACGCTGCATCTCACCCGATGCGGCATTCTCCTCAGATTCCCGCTTTGCCTTTAGGAACCCAAACACTCTGTCGAGGACTACAACAACGAACAAAGCCCCTACACCTAGCTGCTTCAGGTCAATCGCTTCTACCATGAACGCCTCCTCCTGGTGGGTTAGAGGAGTCCATTTTATCCTGAATTTCAGAAATTGGCTGTTTTGCTTGCGCTGCTTCTTTCCTTAGCTCAAGCAACGCCGAATCAAATGCTTTCATAAGCTCATCCTGCGATGCTTCCCACTTCTGCTGCCGCTCTAGCGCATCAGCCCGTGCCGCCATCACATGCACAAATACACGAAAGAGAATCTTCAGGATGCCTGGGGCAAGCGATAGCCAACTCATTTAGCCTTACCCACATACGTTCGACCGCTCGTAGTGAGGGAAAACACCTCCCCGTGAAGCCATCGTGCGCTGTAAACAAAGTGAGGTGAATTCTGGGATGCGTGGAGTGGGCTGTAGGTCTTCCCACCCACCGTAGAGCGAAGTACCCGCATGTAGATCAGCCCATCATCGCGAGTTATGTTCTCCCTACCTTCCCGATCCCGCCAGTACACCGCACGCTCGAAAGGCCAGAAGCCCCTATCACCCACTAGAAAGTGCGACCTGCCACCTAGTAGCTGCTTCCAGCTGACTGCAACGTAGTTCTGCTTCCTTGGGATTGCTATTTCTAGGCTCGGGGAACCGTTGGGGAAGTAGATTCTGATGTACACACAGAACTCCCGCGCACAGTTGGATATCGGACCCACAAACCTAATCTCGCTATCCGTAGACTGGAACTCCTCGATACGACAGAAGAGAAGTCCAGCCTGTAGCTGCGTGCCGCATCCTTGAAGTTCGCTCGCGTCTGCAAGTGCTGTAAGATCATTCGCCGTAGACGCCGCAGCAGCAGGGTCTACAAGGAATTGCCTAGACCCACACCCACTTAGCGCATAAATCATGCACAATGACAGTGCTAAAATTAGACTAAGAATTAACTCGCGCATGGTGGCCCACCTCCTGCAAAAGACATAACAATTATCCCAATAGCGGAAATAATTACCAAGACCAAAAGACACATAAACTAGGCTAGCGGTGCGGGTTTCTTACTCGCTTGCACAAGCTTCTCTACCAAACCCCAGACTTTGTCGGCTAGAACGCGGATTTCTGCGATATCCAAGTCCTTTGCTTCGGCTGGCACTTGCTCCGCGCCAACAAAAGCTGCGCGGCCCTTGGCCCAGAGCAGGGGATCAACAAGCTTTGCGAGATCATCTAAGCCCAAACCGTCGCGGGAAGCTTCGACAGCTTTCACAGCAACGTGTTCGGCCAAGTCCAAAACTTCGACTAATTCCTTGATTCCTAGTTTTTCCATGAGATTGCACCTCTGTAAAAATCCTAGTCTTTTAACAGATACAGTTCAAGTGCGGAATCGTCGCGGCTATCTAGCCAATGCAGTAAATTGTTAATAGGTATATTTGGGCAGGTTTTTCCCTGCTTGATTGCGCTGCCAAACTGCCTGTGGCAGTAAACATCCCACTTTCGGATGGGATACGTCATGAGAATGCTTTCAATCTGGTATCGGAGTACGTCAAACTGCTTGAGGCTAAATTTGTCATTCCCTATCAGACAGATGCCAATAGAGTCGTGGTTCGCACCCTCGCAATGTGCGCCGACCTCATTGAGTGGTCGCCCACGTTCGACCTCACCATCAGGCTCGATGACAATATGATAGCCAACTGTTTTGAAACCACGGCCAATATGCCACTTGGTAATTTCCTCAATCCCCACCCGTTTTCCGTTCTCAGTAGCGGAACAATGGACAATGATTCGTGTGGGCTTCATCCCTATATTTCAACAGGTGGGAGCCATTTTTTCAACACAAGAAATTTGTTATGTAAGCACTGGGGACACTTATCGGGGTAACTGCCAAGCGGTCTGACATAGAAGCTACACGAAGCGCAGATGTAGACCGAGATCACCATTATTTTTTCTGTGGAGAACATACCCATTCAGATGGCGAAGACTGCGCGCCGACGTAGGCGCAATCGCTCACCACGAATCGCTTACCCGCGCAGCCCGTAATGCCGGACATGATTAACACGGTAAACATTGATACTATAAAAGCTATCGCATTTTCCACATTATGCTTCCTCGTAGCCATACCCAATAAAAGCTGAAGTCCCTGAAGCGGCTGTGCCCACAAGTTCTATAAAGGCAAATTTTCCATTCGGGACTTGGAGATCAATAGCCGCCTCACGAACCTGTGAGAAATCATTCGTAGCAATAGTCTGCCCCTGTCCAGGCCCCCACCCACCACTACCACCCAGATACTTTGCAGTACTGAAAACCGCGGCAGAATCCCACCCAACGTCGTTGTCAGAATAGCCAGGCTGTAAAGTTCGCCCAGAGTTTGTAACCCCAACTTGGCGATCTAACCAAAAAGCTTGCATCCTGAATTTATTTAAGCCAGAAGGGGTATAGCCCGATGCGGCAGCCGCCCTTCGGAGCGTACATCTAGTATTTGAACTTAAAAATCCGTAAACAATAATTAAATTTGTCAGGTCTGTGAAAACCCTACCAGCAATTACCAAATGGTTAGTCGGTGCAATGATCATAAATTCAAACCCCTTCTCCTAGTTGTGTTCAATCCTAATATCACGCACTGCTGTTGCAAGTGCTGTAAATTTTGCCGTAATTAAGTCCCCTGCAACAACCGCAAACGTAGTTCCTAACGTAGTCGTCGACCCCGCCTCAGCTCCAGTAAATCCTAGAGATGCTGTAGAACCAGCCGAAACACCATTTTTGTAGAGCTGCACAGTCGTCGTACCAGCTGAACCAGAGTACTCTGCGGAGATCTTCACCACGCTGATCGTTCGAGCCGACGGGACGTAGTGGGGAGGGGAAATTACAACACCGATCGCCAATGCTCCCGCAATACCCACTTCGCCTTCGGCGAAGTGAGTGGCATGTGTCTCCACAGTAGACGCGCCAGTAGACAAAGTCTGGATTACCGTTCCGTCGTCAAACTTAGCTAGGTTTGTCCCAGTATGGATGAAAATACGGCCTTTATTTCCAGGTGCCGGATCGGCTGCCAAGTTCTCCAACGATGCCTTCTCAAGTTGGGAAAAGATTTTCGCCATGTAATTACTCTATTCCAATTAATCGGTACGATCCAGCCGGAAGTGCGACACTTACCGTGATCGTGACCTGGGTTAAAGATGTCGTCATGGGCACAAACATGATCTCGTAGCTATTAGAGTTGTCCCTGAGCTGCCACAACGCTTTCCTGGCATCGGTGATATTGGCCGAAACCGTGATCGTTTTCGTCAAATCTGTGCCGTTCCATACCGTATCTTCGATGTGCCTGCGAACCGTGACTCGTTGATATGCCGTGGCATCGTCCACGTAGATCTGCTTGTCATCCGTCGTCCACAGCGCACGCCCCTGCGTAGACGCCCCCGCCGCAGGCAGCGTTGCCGAGGTGAACCCGTTGTCAAAGCGGAAACCGAAATGCTCGCCTTTGGTGTAGACATCGCGGAAGTAGTGGGTCCCATCCCCAAGATCTGTCCCCGCCCACGGTGGTGTATAGGAGGCGTCGGTGAATGGGGACACGTTGCTTTTGACGAAAATCGACCCCTTCGTGGCGTGCGAGGTCGAGTCAAGCGTCAGGTTCTCGCTGGCGGCTACGCCGCCATTTGCCGACTGCCCACCTGCTCGCCCCGCCAGGAGAAGGTACTGAGTGTGGTCGTCGTCGAGCAGACCCGTGATTGTTCCGTGGTCGATCTCGGTATCGGGAGCGGAGGCCACCCATTTCAACCCATCCCAGAAGATCGTAAAACCCACCCCGACGCCTACGTTGATATCCCGAAGCGACTGGAGTGTGGCCTGCGTGATCGAAGTCGTGCCATCGCCGATGACGCCGGACAAGAACAGGTCTTTGAACCGAAAGAGTGTCGCGGCGAGGTCAAGAGTGCCATCGGCGGCGGGAAGGACTTTGGCACTTGTCTCAATAAACCCTGCTCCGTTAGGCGTCAGCGTGATGTTGCCGTTCAGATTGGTGCTGGAGATGACATTGCCGTCCAGCCTTAAATTGTCGATGTTTAACTGGCCAGTGATCCCCACTGTTCCGGTAACGGTCTGACTTAGTGTTGTCATGGCCGACTGTACGTCGACGACGCCGACCCCGTTGGCAACTAGGATCATGTTTCCGCCGACGTTGGTAACAGAGATCGTGTTGCCGTCGATGCGGATATTGTCGGAATCAAGGCGGGTTACAGTCGTGTCCCCTGCCCCTAGAGTCCCTGTCGTAGTAAGGTTTTCGTTACCGAAAGTGATTGCGCCCGATGCCGAGGTAATCGACCCCGTGGCAATGACCATGTCGGCGCTGACAGTTATCGTGCCGGAGGCCAGCGTGCCAGTTGTGCTCAGGTTCTCATCGCCAAACGAGATCGCACCCGTTGCCGAGGTGATGGACCCTGTGGAGAGGACTAGGGCGTTTCCTGCCGTATTGACCGTAACCGAGGTGGAAACCGTCGCAGTATTGGCCTGGACGTTGCCCGTAGTGGTCAGGTTTTCATCGCCGAAGGAGATCGCCCCACTTGAATCCGTGATACTCCCGCTCGTAACAGTCATCGTGCCAGCTAGGAGAGTGTTGATATACCCGTTGGCAAACCGAAGTAGAGTCGTACCTAAATCAAGCGTTCCGTTGGCCGTAGGTCTAAAGCTGTTATCCGTCTGGACGTATCCCGTGGCGTCGGCTGAGTTGGCGTTGAGGGTTAGATTCTGTCCTGTGAGATTTCCACCGTACTGCGTCTGACCTGCGTAGGTGCCGACGATGGCGACACCTGCGGCGTCATGGTCGGTAAACCCATACTTGTGGACGTACATGTATTGGGTTCGGTTGACAGTCTCAGCGAAGATCCCCTCAAGTGACCAGTCAACATCGTATCGCTTGATCCAAACGCCTGCGCCGTCGAGGATCTGGAAGACATACCCCGCTGATTTCCCATCCCCATCGTCAGTGACTACGGCGTAGTCATTCGCCGCGCCTACGGGCAGAGCGGCAGGGGTGGCAAACGTACCCACATAGTTTGGGTAAAGGACTGCGATGATGTAGTCCAAGGCTTCGCGGAGATTCGTTACAGTGGAGGGTAAAAGGGTGCTGGAGAATGCCAGTTCATCCGTCGAGTGGCGATAGGGGTGCTGGTTGGCATTGTAAATCGCAAATCTACTGTGTTCCCAAATAGACATTGCTACCCTCTAAATGTCGTAAGCCGAGGACCACGTTCCCACAGATTCCTTCATCTTTGCTACGCGATTGGACCCTGCCCCAGTGTATGAGTACTGGGTTACAAGACATTCCGTACTGTTCAAAGCTTCGGTATAGGCAGTATAGACGTATTCCATACGATTTTCTACGTCATAGGTAATGTAAGTCTTCGTCGCATCGAGAGCGTGGGCCTTTAATTGGGCGATATATTGACCAGAGTATTCTTTAGCCACCTTTTAGTCCCCCGACATACCTAGACCAATTTATATGATCGTACACCGATTCGATTCCATTGGCATGTTTTCCTAGCAAAAAAATGCCAGTCTCTGATCGCGTTTACCACTTCCAGGAGATTTTACCCGAACCGTTCGAAACGTGTCACTTGGCTCGACATTTAGCGTCGCAACGCCACCCACGCTAGATACTGCCTCCTCAATCGAATCGTCAACTATGAGCTTATGCTCTCCGCCTGGTAGTCCCAAAATGTGTAGCGTAAGAGAAGATGGATCAAAACTTATCTCAATATCAAACCGCTTTGTCTTTTCTTTTTTAGCGATTAACCCCATGTGATGATCTCAATCATGCTTGAGCCTCCAACTCCGTCAGTGTTAAGTGTCTTGCCACCGTAAACGTCAACTTTAATCGGGTCAGCACCAACCTTTAGTGTGTAATAATCAGATTCCGCATCATCATTGAAGTTGATTCGCACATCAACTAATCCCGCGTTCCTAATTAAGCACGATGCGATATCACTAGGTATTGCGATTGAATTCGCCTGGTCGGGTACGCTGATTCTGTAACACCTGTTCTTGCTGCTTGCCATTATGTTTCCTTCGTCAAAATGACTAGACCCGCGTTGAACATTTTATTACCGCCTGTGAGCTTTTTAACTTTTATTGCCACTGAAGTCTCGTATCTCACAGGAAAATTAGGGGACGTTGAAAAATATATGGCAGAACCGGACATTTCAAGGCCCAGCGCAAAAGGCTCTCTCGCCCCGGCTGAACCGTAGTCATACACGCTTGAGCTAATCAAATCGTTTGACCTAATACCAACACTGTTAAATATTTCTTCCCCATCCACTAAAAGATTAATTTGCCAGTTGTCGGAAGATGAACTCGCTGATTCTAAATTAATCAAAAACCCCGATAAAACACCACTCCCCGTGTATGAATAAACGGTTGTAGCAGCGGCACCTGTCGTAATCGTTGTCCCACGAGCAACCCCACCCATTCCCGCGTTCATGTCGTCATAACGAAGTTTTTTTGATGTAGATAAAATTATTCCACCAGATATGTTCGATACCTTGGCATCGACCCATGCACGAGAATCAGAATCAACTTTTTGTTTTGGTTTGCCTGCCCCAGCTGTAGTGCCATCGGCTAATTCAATAATAGAATTGTCGTCGCCTGAAGATTGGTTTGAATCAGTGCCACCGCTCATTTACGCGCCTTGCCCGACTTAGTTCCTTTTTTCTGTGCCGCAACGACAGTGGCGGGAGCGGGATCTGGGACGGGAACGGGGCCTGGGTCCACGCACTTAGCGCTTGCTAGAGCCGCGTTGGTTTCACCCTCGCGCTCCATCTCAGATGTAAACTCCAACGTCCAAGCGTAGGCTTGTGAGGCCGCCATGATCTCTTCCATTGAAAGCTCACGAAAGACCGAACGCTTGAGAAGCACCCTAACATTGTTCATCATGATGCCGTCTCGGCGTTCGATCTTTCGCATAGCCCTTTAATTACCCTTTAATTTATGCCAATTCAAGCTGTCTAATGTCTGCCGGAGTTGCGCTCGGAGCGACGGCGTACATTGAGATATTCGGACCCATGTCAAATACCCAAGTCGATCCACGACGAACCTGGAATCCATCCGTTGACAGCACTCCGGTGCCACCGACATAGATATCCTGGTTAGTCGCTAGGTTTTGCACGAAAAGCTGTTTGCGTCCAGCTAGTGCCGTTCCCATCAACACTTCAGGGGAGTCGTCCACAGTGTCCTGTGAATGAGCGATAGCAACATCCGGCGCGTCGTTCACGCGAACGCGGCGATACAAGTCAGAGACTACGTTCACACGATCCGCATCAGCGACGAGCGAGAGCACGCTATCCGCCCTAGCCCCTACCTTCACGGGGAATTCTGAGTCTGCGGCGCCGTCATCGATGTTACCCACAGGTGCTACCCAAAGCGCGCCACGGTCATTCGTCTTGAAATCACCATAGTCGCCGCTTAGGCTTGTGTCGATTGCGAGCGCATCCCTGCGCACAGCAAGAACACTCTGCCCCTTATGAAGATCGGCTGAAGCATCGTCTTCGGCGAAAACCCCGTCGTCAGCGTCACCCACTACGTTAACGTCAAGCGTCTGCTTGGCACCGATCAGCGTACTGGTTAGGTGTTCGCCACCCGCTGCCTTCAAAAACGCGCCTACGTTGTCCGATCCCGTAGGATCAGCAACGAGATAAATCAATCTGTCTTTCATAGTTCAGCCCTCCATTGGCTAAAAAAGTTTAGGACCACTCTTCTATCTGTACAGTCTCACCTGCTTCACTAGATTGTAAATATATGGAGCCAGTATAACTAATCCCGTCGATCGGCACAACACCGCCGCGAGGGATTGTCCAGAATGGGCCTGCGCCACCACTTTGACCCGCAGCCCAACTATACTGAATTCTCGCTGTACCAAGAGCTTTTATCCGAAGCTTTTTTGTCGCTGCCGTGAGAGCTTGCGCAACTTCAGTCGCGGCTAGCGGAAGTGACACTTTGTAAATTTTAGGCGAAGTAGCTGTTCCTGCTGTAGTCGGAGCTTGAGGTCTTAAAAATCCAGTTATATTGCTCATGTACTAGATATCTCAAATATCTTAAATGTAGCCGTTGTTGCCGGAGGTGTAATGAGAAAAAATACACTGTCCTCATCTAGGTCCAAATTGAAGTCTGAATTTGGCCCGATCTCCCACCCACCCGTAGCTGTGTTGTCAGCCGTTACCCCTGCTGTAGCACCAAGATAAATCGTGACTGCGCCGTCAAGATTCCGCACGGCTATAGAAACACGACCTGTGTAGGCTAGTGCAATTGGATCTGCGGCGACTGCTGTCGCCGCGCCGACTGTGATTCTAAATGGACCAGTCGGAGAAGTGGCCGTTGAAGAGGTGAGCAGCCTGTTAGCCGCGTTTATGTGGAGCTTCTGGTAGTCGGTAATGCCAAGGGGTCCGAGTGCGACATGGATATCCGATGCCACTATAAACCCCCTGGATTAGATGTGGGGGAGGGGCAGGGTTCGCCCACCACTCCCCCACCGAATACTAGGATCGAACTACGTAATCCACGAAAGCGTGGACCTTACCCGCAGTCAAGGCTGTCACAGCAACCGTGAGCTTAAGCGTTCGCTCTGCCGTCAACCGCACAACCGTAGCGGCTGTCCCCACTGGAACACCGTCCAAGTTGGCGTTCGCAGCAAATGATGCCACAGCAGTCGCGCCCAAGAGATCCGCAGCACCCTCTGACTTCAGAGCCAGAGTTGCGGCACCACCCGAGGTGACCAGCGTTTCAACATGTACCGCAATATCTCGGATCAAAGCCCCACTTGGGAGTAGAGCCTTTTTTCCGAAAACATCCAGCAAATCAATGTCGCCTACCGCTCCGCCTTGAACACTGAAGTCCCAGACGGCCTGTAGACAGCCATGCTGATGATGAACCACCTCCGCCAAATCCTCTAACGGAGCAAACTTAGCCAATCGTGCGCGTTTTACGCTATCTAATGCCATGATGATTCTCCTTTTTTAGTAGCTGATTGAGTAGATGATGCCATCCATGTTGGGCTTGCACAACACAAGCTCACCGAACAAGCACATATCCACAAGGTATTGATAGCCAGAGGTCGAACGCACCTCGAAGTAGTGCTTTCCGTCCGGCGCAACGCGCTTGCGGAAAAGACCGTTCGAGTGGAACTTGCAAGATCTCCAGTCCATCATGATGATGATATCGTCATCCATTTCCTGAATGCCGATCACCTTCAAGTTACCCTTCACGCCGCCAATCGTGATCTCAGTCCAACCGTAAACTTTCGCTTCGGCAGGGCTAATCACAGTGAACGGACCCTTGCTCGTTTCAAGCAACTTGAGAATTGATCCCAAGTGTTTGTAGCTCACAAGAACCTCATTCGGCGTACCTTTGCCAAGCTGGCGAGTGATGACAAAAGCATCAAACAGCTTGTCCAAGATGTTCGCCGCAGTGATCGCAGCACCCGAAATGTTGATCGACTGGAGGTAGGGATAAGCCACCTTCGATTGACCGTACAAAGTCGAGGAGCCACCGTTCGTTGCAGACAACATGCCGGACTTCAAGCTGGCGAGATGGTTCGTCGCAACTCCCGCCACCAAGATACCTGGGTGGTAGAACTTCGCCGCCTGCGCCACGCTGTATGCCGACACGTCGGCAGCAGCACCTGCACGAGTCAACGATACCGTGATCTGACCGTCCATCGCTGTGACAGAAGACCTGATGTTGTTGTCGATCGCAGTGACGTAAACCGTCAACTGTGGGCTGTCGCTGTCGTCGAGTACGCACTTCTGACCGATTTCAAAGCGGTCAGGGCGGTCAACGATCAAAAGGCCAGTTGCCGCGTTCGTCGCGTCGGTAACGCGAGCGAAGTGTGGGCCACCTAGCATGTTGACGGAAACCACCATCTTCATCTGGTCCATGAACCGCTCAACACGGTCAGGAAGGATACGCAGGAACGACTGTTCAGAAATCTTGTCGTTCTGCATCAAATCCTTGTGGTTGAAAAGCATCGTTCCCCAAATTTCTTTGTAGGTCGATACTTCCCCACGAACGAACTTGTCTTCAGCAATGTCGTTCGAAGCCGCAAGGCCGCCGAACTCAATGCTCGAAGCAGAAGCTCCCTCGAAAGGCACAACCAAAGGTCCACCCTTCCAGCCGTTGTCCTTGTCGATTTTGCTGAAAACGTAGTCACGCTTGATGAACTCGTTTAGCAACAAGTCGTAGGTCAGATAATCATTCAACATCGAATCAAAAGTTGCAGTAGTAGCCACTTAAAAATCCTCCAATTTTTTATTGTTATGTTGGCTAGCCCATAGACTTAGCCAACGCCCTCATTTCGTCTAAGCTCTTCGGCGACTTCCTGACTGGACTTGCCGATTTACCCGCTACATGCGGGATGATCGGGGGTCGCCCTGATGCTTGGCGTGGCATTTGAGTCACATTCGAGCCATGGTTTTGGCCCTGTTGACCCTGCCAGCCGAGTGCAAACAGAGTTTGTTTGACCACCTCTGCGGGAGGTAAATCCTGTCCTGTCATCTGGTAGTGAAGCGCACCGCGCCTCACTACTTCCATCTGAAACGCACCTTCCTGACCTGTTCTTTGGTCATAGGTGTTGGCGAACTCACTGATTTGTGAATCTGCCATACTCTGATTTAGCTCCATTTGTCGGGTATTTGCAACCTGTGAGTTGTATTGCTCCTGTAACCACTGGTTTTGCTGCTGAACTTGCCTCAATTGGTCCTGTGCAGACTCTTGGGCCTCGTACAGTTGCCTCTGCTCAGGAGGTAGCTGCATACGCTCAGCGTGCTGCACCGCCCACTCTAAAACATCGTCAGGTTTGATATTTAGACCCTTAAACACGTTTCCGAAGTCTTTTTTGTCGCGATATTGGGCAATTTCCTGCAATTGACTCGAAATAGACCCTAATTCCTTGTCTTTCGACTGCAAAGTCTCCCTTGTCTTCAAATACTGGCCCTTCATGTGCTCCAAGCCATTGGCTTTGGTGTAGAGCGAGCGAACTTTCTCTTCTGTCTCAGCGTCTTTGACCGCTCCACGCAGAAACTCGTCGAATTCCTGCTCTTTTCCCAAAATCTTATACTTGTAGTTCGGTGTATAGGGGGAGGGTTGGGGAACACCCTGCTGTCCATCTACCAAAGTCATCTTTCCAGCCATTGAAGCCGCTGTCATAGTCTGTGCTGGTGTCGTAGTTGTCTGAGTTTCCGCTGTTCGCTCGGGTGCTGAGGTCGTTTCCGTCGTCGTTACTTCTGTTCCGTCTACCATATCCGTCCTTTACAGTTATCCCCCAGGAGGCATCCCAGAGATTGGTGGAGGTGACGAAGGTAGTCCCTGTCCTGGGCTACCCCCCTCACCGAATTGCGCTTGAGGTTTTACTGCACCAGAAGAAAGCGCATGTTTCGCGATTCCCGCCTGGGCAGATGTTTGCATTTCCTCAAGTGCGTCGAGGGTCAATCCCTGAACCTCTAACTTCTTAATCAGCCAGTTCAAACTATCGTACGGAATCCTTGCGCGGCGGGTTTTCCCAGGACTCGCGGGGTCTACCACATAGAAATCCACCGGAACTAGGTGCCCCTGCGCGGGAATGAACCCCTGCTCTAGTGCCTGTAGCTTCTGCAGCTCCTCAGATGCGAGTTGGTTGTACTGCTCAATCGTCTGTGAATAGAGTTGCTGCACTTGCGGGGGAAGGAAGCGGAAATCCGCCATCTTCACCCGATGCGTGAGCTTCTTAATCATGTAGTTGTGGTTGTCCTTCTCGCCAATGTAGGGAGCTTCTCCCCTGTCCATTTGGAGGATGATGTTCTTGGAGTTCTCGTAATCTATCGTGAGGTCGTTGAACGACTCATCCACGTTGGCAAACGGCATGTTCTTCAAAATCTTGCCAATGTCTTCCTTGTCCAACTGACTTCCAGCGTACTGAAGGAACTGGGTCATCGTGATCTGCTTGCCCATCTTCGTTTCAAGGTCGTCGCTCTGCGCTTCAACCTTGATCTTGACGCTCATCTCGTCTGTTCCGCGAAACTCTACAAGATTTAGCTGCTCGCGCCTGCCCACCGCATGAATTACACGCTCGTCATCGAAGTAATGCTTCGCCAACTGCAAGTACGTCACGCAAACGTCAGTCAAAAACTGCTCGAACTTGGTGGAGTAGATGCCGAAGCTTTTCTTCTGCTTCAAAGACTTGAAGAGCATGGTGTAGGGATCAATCACTCCATCCTGCTTCTTCTCCATGTCTTCATGAATCATCGCAACTGCGTACATTTCCTCTATCTTCGCGTTCATGTACGCCAAGTACTGACTTCCGTCGCGTCCAGCTAGAATGGTGGGTGGCACGCCGGAGTAAGTAACTGCCCGAATCCCAGGAGCCTGACCACCGTTGGCAATCTTAGTCCCGCTCTGAATGAGAAGTTTGTCGTCACCTAGCGTGATCTGATGCTCGGCCATCTTCGACGCTGCTCGGTTAACTTCAGCCTGGTATGGCCGGATCTGCTTGATGATCGACCGCCCACGGGGCGTTGTCGCATAATCATCGAATGTTTGTGTAATAATTGGGAACACACCAAAGGGAAGCTCCCCTTCCCACAGGATGCCGTCCTCCGTGGTGATGTAGTAGTACCCCTGGGGGTACTCGTGGCATGGACGGTAATAGTACTCGCGCAACATTACGTCGTCTTTGCTCTGTCCGTACATGCTCTCTGTCTGGTTGAAAACCATATAGGTGCGGTCATGACTTTCTTTCAGCAACTTGATCTTTTCTGGGTCGCCCTCAACACGAGACTCAAGTTCTGTCTTCCCTGCCATCTTCCTAATACACAACACCTTCGCTTCAGAAAGCTTCTTGCAGTCCTTCGGGCGCAGGAGATTGAATCCAAAGACAGTCTCGAATATAAAGTCCCCGCTAAACTTGGCGTTCTTCGATGAAACCATCTCGCCATCTTCACCCACGACTGGCTGACCATCCTCGCCCATCTCAGCTTCATGTCCCAAGAACTTGCCTGCGTCGGGATCGTAGAAAATCTTTACAGCCACTTCCCCGATATCAACAAACTCAGAGCACCACTCGCGAGTCTTTTCCTTCAACTTGTAGCGGTTCTTCCCGTACATCCACACCGACTCACTAAGTTCGGCGTCCTTGATATCCTGTAACTCTGTGTCGTTGTGGGGAACTACCGTGACACCAGGCGAGTAAGAAAGAATGTTGTTCTTGTAAATCTTCGAGATCTTCTGCGTATGGTTCTGCGTGAGTCTGAGCTTCTGCTCGGAAGCCAGGTTGCCCGAGTCGCGTATCCGGTTCCAGTACCTACTCGTGTATTTAGAGTAGTGTTCTCCAGACACCAAAAGCAAGTTGCCCCGCATCTCCGCGAAGACTTCCTGATCTACCTGATCCATCTCGCCGTAGAGTTGATTTAGGTCAGTTATGCTTTTTTGCGGCATGTTCTAGTTCACCCTGCTCCAGTAGTTTCTCGTATTCTAGCGGGTTCTCAATCATCATCTCGGCCATCTGCCTATCGCGAATCTCCAATTCCTCGTTAGCAATGGCACTTTTTTCAATGATAACCGCATCCCCCGCATCCACGGCTTTAGTTTCTGGAGTAACTGGGGGAAGTTTAACCTCTTCTTCAAATTTAATAAAGAACTCCCCTTGTCTGAGTTCCTGAACCTTATGCAACTTACAAACGGCGATGATCTCGCAAATCTCTTTCGCGCTCAACACGCTAGTTGCCATAGGCTTCATTCCACTCTTTGAACTCACGAGAAATCTCCTCTTCTGATACCCCTACAGCCTCGAACGCCTGCCTGCGAAGGTCAGCCTCGGTCGGAATCCGCTCTTCTACCTGGGCAGTCAACGGCGTTATGGCATTCCAGTCAATAGTAATCTTGGACACCGCATACCTCACCGCGTCCGATAGGTCATCAAGACGCCTGCGCTTGGGCATCCCGTGGCGAAGTGTGGAAAACTCTACAACCAGCTTCTCAGCCTCCGAACTCTCGTAAACCTTCAGCATGTCGTGCCGGAACAGCACGTTTAGTGCCGCCTCTCCAATCTCATGACTCTTCTCCGCAGGAATAAACGGCTCGCCCATGCGCGTGGCAATCGTCCCGAAGTCTTTTGCCGCCCAGTCAAAGAATGCCTGCGTAACCCGAAACCCCCGCGCATTCCTCAACTCGATGTACTTAGACAGTACGTCCCCCGCCGTGGTCAACTGCTTGTCCCCACGCCAGCACTCCACTACGCGAAGCTGCTTGTACACCGAGTCGCACGCTACGAATGCAATCGCAGCAGGATGGGCAGACTCCCCTCCACCCCCTGGGTCTACTCCCGCGTATATGTGCCAGTCGCGGGGAACGGGATGCCCCTTCAGATAGTGCCGCTTCCTGTCGAATGTCTCGTAGATCAGCCCAGTATCAGCAACAAACTTTCCGTACACACGACGCTGAACCTCAACCTCAGATCTACACAAAGACTTGATCCTGCTGATCTTCTCATCCGTAAACGCACCAGGCGTACCGTCCATATACGCAAGACAGTCGTACATCGACACCTGCTGCTTGAACGCGGTGGGGAAAGACTCCTCCTCACCCCGACCCTCGATGGCCTTTCGCCAGAATTCCTGGCCCAACGTGGCCGTGAAGACCATGCTGAAGTACCCATCCGTCGCCGCCAGCCGCAACATTAACTCGTCGAATAGATTTTCCGGCATCTCCTCATCGCACGCCACATAATGCACTGTTCCCGTCTGAAGATGCTGTACGTCCTGTGCGTATGCCTTGAAGTAGATGCTTACCCCTGTGTTGAAGTGGATGGCTTGGATATGCCCACCCTTCCACTCCTCCTTCCACCCGTATTGCGGGGAATCTTTGTACTCTCCCGCAGGAAGGAACTCAGGAACCCACTTCTTTTCAAACTCAATCGAAGCCACATCCTTCGTCGGGTACAAATACCAAAACTGTAAAGGCTCACCCTTCCACAACTTAGGCCATATCGCCCTATTCGTTGCCCAATCAATTGCTTTGCGAATCTGGCTACTCGACTTGCTGATCTGGTTGGCTGCACAAATTAAGTTGATCTTGTTCGTGCTCTTTAGGAACTTATCCGCCCATGCGTAGTTCTTCCACCTGTAAAGATGTGGAAGCCCCTTCTGTAACTTGATCTTATGCTCTAAAAGGTCGTGCTTTCGTTTCAACGCCGCATATTGATTCTTTAACGGCTCGCCGTCCACACTCACTCGGCAACGCTCGGAGTGGGTTCGGGGAGCAATACAGCCTCCTCATCCTCTTCATCACCCCCCACTGGAACACCACCGCTAGCCTCTAGTAGCGCGATCTTCTTCTCCAGTTCGATCAAGTCCTTCGGCATCACCGAATCCGCACTGAGAGATAGGTTCAAGTTCTTATGCTCGTGCTTCTGCACTACCGCACCCTTCACCCGATTCTCTACCATCTGCACCGTCTTCAAAATCAGGTTTGCCGTGGGCGTACTCACCTTCCCGTTCACCTCGATGGGCAGGGCTAAGATCTCCCCGATGCGCTGCAACCCCTTGTGCAGCTGCTCTTCCATAAACGAGTTGTAATCCGTAGTGGGCCTGAACATCCACACGCACGACTCCCGACGGTCGAGCTTGGTGTAAAACCACACATGAGTACAAACCGTCCGATACACATTCATCATCGACATCTTCCGACCCTCGCGGATCGCTGCGTAGTACTCGTTCCAGAAGTTTACCCGCAGCACCTTCGTCTTGGGATTGGGAGCACACCTATGCTCCAACTGCCGCTCGTCTAACTGTGCGTGCTCACCCGCTACCCAAAGCATGGACCTCTGCACTTTATGGGGAACCAACAGAATAGCCTCAGAGTACTTACTCGCGTACTCCTGCACATGGGCAGGGTCTACCGCATTGTCCAACTTGCCCTCGGGGATCGAATTCGGGTATTTAAGCTGTGCTAGATCGTTCATTACGTGAGTATAGCTTACATGCAACTACATGAAAGGGTAAAGTGGGGTAGGCTCCAAAAATTTTGGGCGGGGGGGACGGTCTATCTCACAACATACCAACCGCCCCTAGCCCCCCCTATCCGTGAGACAGCCCCATTGCCCACCATACGCGATAGGCGGCTCAAGGCTACGCGCTACCATGAACCATGGCCATACACACAAGGCACTAGGCGCGTGGCACAAGGATAGTTGCAGCAAGGCATCTAGCACCGATGATACGCGGCTATATGGTTCGAACTTGTGGACCTCGAACCTCGAACCTCGTGGCGTGCGCGCAAGGCTAGGCTCAAGGCTCAAGGCTCAAGGCTCAAGGCTCAAGGCTCAAGGCTAGGCGCGTGGCCTATAGATTGTTGGGCGAAAGTTTTTGTTGAACGAGGGAAGGGTGACCATACGGTGCAAACGTGGAGTGAGACAATAGTTAATGTATTACTTTAACTACTCATAAATGTCGGTTGGCATAAGTTTGGCTTATGCTTGCAAGCATACATAAGTTTCCTTATTTGAAAAATATTCAGGCGGTAACGTGTACGCCACAACCGAGTTGCCTTTTGTGTCCAGGTCACCGCATGGTCCGGATCCATCGGACATGACGTAGCAGGGCGACGTATGGTGACATTCAGCAGTGTAAATGGAATACTCGACGCATACTATACCCGTGTCTGAGTTATACGTAGCGGCGAATTCACCTTTTGATGGAGATATAATGTATTTTCCATGGTCATTTTTTTCCCATGCACCCCATAACATTTCCCAAGAGTCTGTTTCAAAACATTCCATTTTTTCGTCGACAAGAGCGTCAATTTCGTATTCGTCTAGTCGTGGGTTTTCTTCTGTAAGCCGTTTTGTTTCGTCTAGTCTCGCTCTCTCAAAAGTTAAATCAATAGAATCGGCTATTGCGTCTAGTGCGGATGATTCTAATTTGTGGATTGACGTAATTCCTACTCGTGGTTTCATTTTGCTTCTTCCTCTTGGCGTACAGGTTTTACCTTGGGACATGCGACACGCCAGCACATTCCCTATGGGAATTCCTAGACAATCTAGGGATTCAAAGTTTGTTTATTAGGGTGTCGCTACATAAGTACCAACAATTGCGTTTGGGCATACTAGCCGATTTTCTAATGGGGTTACCTGGGCATCTCCATCTGTACTAGTATTAGTAATGATTATTTTCACATAACCTTTAATTTGTATTTTGCTCTTGGTTGATTTTTTAACGATTCTCAAACCGTTTTGCTCAAGCAACGTTAAAACCGATATTGCACGATCATAATCCTTTGAAAACTTCTTCACGGAGTCACTGATAGCTAATTTCAAAATATCAATTTTTTTACTCATACTACGTTCTACTTTCATTGTGTACTTGTTACCCGATGACATGCTGTACACGGCGCATTCATCTTGGGAGGGTTAGAAACCATCTAACCTTCAAGCGGTAAGCTAACACGCTAGCATGCAAGCATGCAAGCAAATAAAAAGTAAGACCTTCCATGGTCCTTCGTGAAGTTAAGGTTACGCCGCTTCCGCTTCCGCTATCCTTTTCCATTGCCCCATGGCTAGCGTGAGAATTTTTCCTGCGGCGCGTTCCATTTCAATCGAATCGTCGAATGACTCGCTGTCATCGTAGGCGGCACGCGTGAAGGAGTTAATTAAACCATATTGGGTCAACCCAGCGCCCTCATTTCCGTTTGCAAGGGCGGCCACGATATTTTGCAAGCGTGACTTGCCTAGCGGAAGGTTTACGGCCTTGGCCGTAAGTTCCACGACGCTTTCAAGATCGTAGTTCTTGATGGGCATTTCCGCCGCTATTCGGAGCTTGTCCACTTCTCGCTCGAAGAATGCAGGATCAAGTGAGCCTTTAACAATGTCGTTAACCTGACACCAAAACGCGGCGTCACTGAGTTCCTTCGTGCGATCAGAATACAGTTCCTGTGCGTCATCCGATTCGCCCACGTCTTTACCACGATGGTACTTGCGCAGCGTGGTTGCCGATATCATGCCGTTAAGGCAGTCAAGGCGGTATACGAAAGGTTCAACGCGAAAGGCTCCCGCTCCCACGTCGCTTGTGGAAATAGTGATCCCGTACTGGACCATGTCGCCTTTCTTCACTTCTAGTAAGAGTTTGGGAGACAACGCCTTAAGGTACAACCTACGCTCAGTTAGTTCGCTCGCAGCTACCGTCAATCCGTTTTCCTGCAAGGTCGGGAATACCGCGCCAAGCAAATCGTAACCGTCAAGTCTCCGGTATTTTGGAGATAGAAAGCCCCTGACCTTTCCGTCAACAGTTCGGATCATGCGCCTTTCGTCTTTTTGCATCGAAAAGCCATGATTCAGTGCATTTGCGGCCAAAGCAGGGTTTTCCTGAGAGATTCGGTTCAAGTACGCGCTTGGGATATCCGTAAACGCTGCGCCTTGCGTGGTACTCCAATTGTTTAAGCCATAGTTGTGCAGTTCCCCGTTTTGGAATTCAAGCCCTACACCGCTTTCAAGCGGTACAGCTTGCATTTTAGAAACTGGCACGATGAAGTCCTTAGCTGTTTCGTGAATTCGTGTCAGTTCGTTTGCCATATCTACTAACGATTTTCCGGTTTTCATTTTGCTTCTTCCTCTTGGCGTGCAGGTTTTACATTGGGACATGCGGCACGCCAGCACATTCCCTATGGGAATTCCTAGACGATCTAGGGATTCAAAGTTTATTTATTAGTGCGTAGCTACAAAACTACCAACAATTGCGTTTGGGCAGACTATGCGTTCTGTCCCTAGACTAATACATGGTTTCATTGAATCTACCCACGCTGTCAGTTTACACCATGCACGCGCTTCTAAAATCTCAGCTTCTGTCATTTCCAAAATGCGCATTAGTTCGCTTATATCCCCATCCATGAAAAAATCAGGTTTGGCTTCCATTTTTGTTTTCCTTTCGGAGTGACCATTGCTGACATACTGGCCGTTTACAAGGATACGATTTGTGATTGAGAATTTGGGAG